TTTTTTAACGGCATCGCGATAAATACCTGCTGCTGCTTGATTAAATTCTGGGTTGTTGTTCATTATACTTCTTCTTCAGGCGCTGGCTCTTCAGCTGGTTCTTCGGCTGCTGGTTCTTCACCTCCAAATTCATCTGAAGCAGCTTCTTCATCGTCAGAGGTAATTTTACCTTTTTGCATTAATTTTTCAAGCTCATATTTTGCACCGTTAGTATCGTCTTCCCTATCTAAGTCAAACAAAATACGATTAATATCAGCTTGCATATAATCGCCATTGTCAATTAAGTTAAATGTTTGACCATTTTCGAGGAAACATTTAAATATAGGTTTAGGTGCTTTAATAATTTTAACGTCAACTATAGCAGAAGGGGGGATACCTAAAGCGTCTGGTCCTAAAGCATTAAACGCCCCAGGAGATAATTGACGCAAATCATATTCACGTTCCTCCCTTATTATTTGACGTATTTTACGTCTTAGTTTTTGTTCGGTTAAATTATTCATTGTTCATTTTAGAATTTTGATAATCTAAGTAATGATAAACAGCAGACATATAGTCAGATGCTTTAGTAATTTTAGCTTGAACCCATGCTTCTAATTGTGTTTCATCATCTACCATATCACACAATGCCATAGCATATTTTTTCATTTTGAGCATTTGGCTTTTTGCCATTCCACCCTCGTAATCTTTACCATCGTCGCCTAAATAATCGCGAGAAGGTGGTTCTGGAAGTGCTAATTGAGTATCGTCTTGTTCTGCCATTTCAGTGTATCCCATATAGCCACTTTTTTTCTTTTTAGCTTCTTTAAACATAACTTTAGTACCTTTAACAGTTACTTCACCCTTGTCGTGAAGTTTTTTCATTAAAGCCTTAGTTAATTTAACTACATCTTCTTGTGATTTACCTTCGTCAAGGTGTTTTTTCATAAGGTGTTTAAGGTCAAGAGTAAATGTAGTATCAGCAGGTAATTCAACTGTTTTAGCTTCATTTAATTTATCGTTAACATCGGATACTTTAATATCGCCACCTGGACCCTTACCTGTATCTAACCATACTAAACGTTGATTAGCTAATTTTTTAAGAGCGGCTTTTTCGGCGGGTGTATCTGCCATTTCGATTTTAGCGTCAATTGCTTTTAAAACAGAGTCGCTTTTGTTTTGGTTACCGACTGCTAAAAGAGCAGCAGCAATACCAAGTGCTCCTAAGAATTTACTAGCTTTACCTTCTTCGACATTTTCTTTGTCTTTAAAAGCTTTAGCCATAGGTTCATCTCTATCGCCATCGCCATCTACGTCTGCGTAATCGGGGCGTCTTTTCTTTTTTTCGCCAATGTTTACTACATCGTCATCTTTGACAGTATCAGGAACATCTTGTCCTGGTTTAACATTGTAAGTTACTTCATCTAAAAAGCTCATGATATTTATTTTGTTTTACCCCATGATTTACCTTTACCTGGGTCTTTACATCCAGCAGGTGTAGGTCTACATGAGGGATATTTAGCTCGTTTTTCGCCTTTTTGTCTACCGCAAGGTTTGTATCCTGTAATTTTACCATCCTTACGAATAGGTGAATTGCAGTCAACCCAACCGCCTGTTTTACCAGGGGCTCCCTTGCGTTTGAACCAAGTGCGTAATGTTTCTTTTTCTTTTTCGTCTAATTGTGAATAAAATTCTTTAACATTTTTCCAAATTTTACCTTGACGACATCTAACTACTGCTCCACTTTTGTAAGCAGATGGTTTATCGAATTTGCGATCAGCTATGCGAAGACATCTGTCGCGTTTAGCTTTTTCTTCATATAAACCAGAAATAAGGTTAGCTAATTCTTGTTCTAAATTATCTTTACCTTTAGCAGCGGCTGTTTTTAAGGTATCTAAATGTTGACGTAAAAATTTTGCACCTTCTCCTACTTTACCATAGAGTTTATCAATATAAGGAGCGACGTATTTATCTGTTAATTTGATTAATTGGTCAAATCCTAATTTAATGCCTAAAGGACCAAATACTAATAATAAGCCAGCAACTATTTTTTCTAGTAGAACAGGGTCAATGCCCTCGTTCATTTGTTTTTGAGCAGTAGCTATCTTTACAGATTTCCAATCCTTACCGTAACGCTTTTTAAATTCTGCGTCGGGTAATTCTTCGGCTCTTTTTTCTACTTTTTTAGATAGTTTACGCTCTTGCATGCTTATATATACTGATCATTAAAGGACCGTCGCCTTTTATAAGGCGATGCCATTGATGTCTCTTAATAAATATAGGCTTGTCTAAAGGAACGGGTAATTGATCTTCAAATTGAAATTGCCAATTTGTTTCGCCAAGAACTGTGATAATTCTGTCCTCGTCGTCCATATGCCATTTTAAAGCTTCTGGTTTAACTGAAGCAGAAAACAGACGACTTACAGTACCGTCTGATTCTATTATGTCAATATAGGGTTTACCAGTAAGTAGATGCGGGAGTTCCCAAACCCAATTGCTTAGCATAACGAGGCAATCTACAACTCCAGTAAGAAGCTTTAGTCCTGTCTGTTTTATTTTTACAATCATGTCTTTTTGCAAATGCTTGGGCGGCTTTTTTGTTGCTAATTTTAGCTCTTAATCCACCAGACCCAAATGTAACTTTTTTAACTTTTTTAGTTTTAGGATCTCTAACGTAAACATAGTAAGCTTTAGGACCCCCACGCTTTGGTTTATTTAAAGGTGGATTTTTTTTCTTTTCGGCTTCCATAATGTATGGTAAGTCAAGTGGTACTAATTGACCTTCGTATATTCCTTGACGACCTGCATCTGTATGCATAAAATATTCGTCAGCTTCAGATAGTTGAATTTTACCTGCTTCCCAAAGTTCTCTTACTTCTTTAAATAATTTAACGTGAGCGTTAGAACTGATTCTGAATACTGATTCACCTAACGGAATTTCGTTATCTAAATGGTATTGTAAATTTTCGGAAATTGTAACTTGTTCGTTTAATTTTGTGCCTTCACAGTTACCACAACCACAGTCGCATTCTGGTTTACCGAATAGAAGTTCTTTAAGCTTGATCATCTGTTTTGTTTCTAAATTTGTTAATGCTCTCTCTAAATTCAGATGCTGCTTGTTTTATTTCTTCGCTGAGTTTTTCTTTATCTATACCACCTTTCCATCTTTCAACTTCACCAGCTTCAGAAACAAATTGCGTATTTGAAGTATTGAGGGCTTCTAATAAATATAACTCAAAATCGTTTATGTAATCTTCAGCGTTATTAGCCATCATATTTTTTTCGTATTCCTTATATTTCCCTTCAATTTTTAATTTGTGTTCCATTTCAATAACGCAATCGAAACATTTTTTATGTAATTTATACATTTTTGAATCGTTGCGCTTTTTCATCAATGTTCCACAATTGGGGCAAAACAACGGCAAAATAGCTTCTTTTTTTATTTCATCAAGTTTAGTATATGTTTGCTTAATACCATCCTTGATAGTCCATTTTTTACCATTTTCTTCCCATACGTCGCCTTCTTTGCGATCTTCTTTTTTAGAAGTATAACCAACTTGTGTTTCAGCGGATTCACCTGATTTACCTTTTATCAGGTTTCTCATACGCTCTACATCTTTCCTTTTAAATTCTTTATTTAGCATCGTTTATATATACAAAAAGACCCCTTCCAACGTAGGAAGAGGTCTTTAAAGATCAAAATCTTTTAATTAAAAGTTAGTCGAAAGATGCAAATGGAGACTGAGAATCACCAAATTCACCATCGTTAACAGATCTGTTGTATGGTAAAGTTCCAGTGATTTCTTCATGTAAGTATGCTGCAGCACCAACGAGGTTAATACCTACAAAGTCTTCAGTACCTGCTTGGCCCTTAACTCTTCTTGAGTGGGCATTTTGTTGCAAGACAGTATTGTCTTGTAAAAATAAATCTAATAATCCGGCCATGATTAATTGTTTTTATGTTGTTTGTGATTATACATATTAAGAAGGATCAAATTCTACGTAAGTATATTTAATACCTTTATCTTTCATTTGTTTGTAGTATTCTGATTTTTCAAATTCGTCTAAAGCATTAATACCTTGACTAAAATTATTCATAAAATTTTGTTTGGTACCGTCAGTAAAATGGGCGGTTACTCTGCGAATATTACTTTCATCAGAACCCCTGTGTTGTATAGTTACACTTTTGAGTTCCTTTTGAATTTCATTTAATAAATCTTTTAATTTCATTTTGCTTGGAATTGCGAGGAAACACCTCCTGTTATGAATTTACCTGTGATTTTGAATGGGCGATTTGATATTTTTGGATCGCGTATAACTACACCTTCGTGGTCATTTACTGAGCCCATTGGTGAATCAAGTACGTCTAATATTGCGTCGCCTAATTTTTCAGTTGCAAGGTACGTTGTAGCACCTTGAATTGCTTTTTGAACTTCTTGTTCAGTACTAAATAGCGAATCAACATTTTCACCACCAAATACAGCAAAATATACTTGTTTACTTAGTGCGCCTACATCTTTTATTGAATCGGTTTCTTCAATGTTCATTTTTAAACGATCTGTTTTAGGGATGCTAGTAACGTCGTTTAACCATTGAGCGAGTGATTTTGTTTTGCTACCTTCTGCAAAATCGATGGTATAATTTTTACCTAATTCTGCTTTAAAGTTTGGTTCTTTTGTGAATGTAGTTGGAACTGAACCGTAAATTTCAAATCCTTTCTTTTTAGCGAATGGTTCTAATTTTTTAAGTAACTCATCCATGTCACTTTGTGCGAATTTCTTTTCAGATGTAACGCGTTTTACAAGCATACCGCGAGCACCTTGTACTTCTTTACTTTCAACTTCTAAAAGTCCGTGAATCGCTAAGAAATTTTTACCGTAGTCTTGAACGTTTGATTTACCTGAAACGTATTCCATATTAAACATAACGTTGGGGTTATCCCACATTCCAAGTACGGTTAATTCTTCTTGAATTGTTGGTAAAGCTGTGTTAAATATATCTAATACATCGCCACCAGCCTTAATCATACCGTGTCCAGCGCCAAATCTGGCTTCTAAGTCAGCTTTAGTAACGCCTTTTAAATCAAGTGCCTTTTTAGAGCCACGGTCCATAGCGAACTCACGTTTACCTGCGTTATTTATTAATCTAATCGACGCATTTACGCCATCTATTTTAACGCTACCGGGTTCTCTTTTAAGGCTTTCAGCAGCTTGTTCAAATGATTTAATAAGATCTTTACCTGTATTTACGTTTGGTAAATCAAATGGGTGAGCCATGTGTCCTGCGGCACCACCTTCGTTTAGTATTTCTTCAGTGATTATATCTAACCACCAATCTTTTGAGAATAATTTCATTTCTTCTAATCCTAATGTAGCTAATTTAGTATAGTATTTTGGGTCTTCTGCGAGGTGATCTAGGGCAATTTTCATTGCTATTCTAAGGTCGTCAGTGTGTTCCTTTTCTACCTCAATACCTTTTTTTAGTTCTTCTCTATCTATTTCTTCTAAATAGCCTAATTTTTTAGCTTTTTTGCGATCGTTTGTAAATGTATCGCTTGCTTTATACCTTACTTGTTGTACTTGATTCGCCTTGTAAGGTGGGTAATTTTCTTTAAGTTTAAATAATTTAGCATCTTCGTCACTTAAAGGACCTATTTTAGATACGGGACTACCGAAATGCCAATCTTTAATAATTCTACTTGAATCTATTTCAAAATCTACCACATGATACCCCATAGTGGGTTCTTTAATATATTCCCAAGCTAGGGGTTTTGTTTTATAATCAGGTTTATTTTTAGCAAAATTAGGATAAGCATCTCCCCAAGTAGCAGGAACCCATTTATTATCTTTAGGAATAAGTAGAACTATTTTACCATCTTGGGTTTTTGATACAGCTATTTTTTTAAAACCCTTTCCCATTAAAAATTGAACTGAATTGGCTTCTTTTTCAAATTTAGGATCTATAAACATAGATTGCTGTTTCCACCCATGTAGGCCCATATCTTTGCCTCCTGTATTGGCATGGTATGATTTAATTCTTCTGAGTTGGCTGGTGGAATTTTTTCTAATATATTTAGACCCCTGGCTAGTTTCAAAGTATGTAAAGTCTTTAAGGTTTATATTTTCATCTAACTGAGCTGCTGGTAAATTTGACTTAGCCCAATTAATCCACACTCGTTTAACCTGTTCTATTTCTTGTGGGCTGTTGAAACTGTCTATATAATCTTCAAAAAAGTCGTCAAAAGCATCGCTAAGTGACATCTTTTTAAATTTAGCTCGCTTATATAATCCCCTAACAAACGCAGGAATTTCGTGATGTAACATTAAGTATTTGTAAAAGTCAATTTCTCCGCTAAACTCTTCAAAATAATTTTTAAGATCAAATCCAAACTGCGTTACGTGTTCTATTTCGTGACGCAATGTTTCTTTTAACTCTGCGTTTAGATTGTTGTATTCATCAGGGAATACTGCAGGGTTATAAGTTATTCTGATTTCGATATTTTCATCGTCTGCTTCAGCATCAAAGCTAAATCCAGGAGTATCGTTAGAAGGAATAAATTCTACTGCGACTTCAAATTCTAATACTACTTCACCACCTTCAATATATCCTTCTATACCTTCTTCTTCGTATGGTTTTCCGATATTTTGCTTAAATAGTTCAAATATTTCCCTAGATAAAAACTGGGTTTCACTTTCGATTGTTCCTCTTTGGATTCCAAATCTTTCATATAACTTTCTTTTTAGTCCTTTTGTTAATTTAGTAGGCACTTGAACCATTTGGTCACTTTGCTTAGAGAAAAATTTACGTAATTTTTTCATATTAGCATTGTGTTTTTCCATTTCCTGTTTGTTCATAGTACCTCCCATAAATTCTTCTAATGGGAGTACTGGATCAGGTGTTTGGAAATTGCGCTTGCGCATAATGGTTTTTGCGATAGCTTTGTTAGCTAACTTCATAAACGGAATATTAATGTCCGTTTGTCTATCTTTTGCAACTACTGTTTTATATTGATTAAGGAATTCAATAAATTCTTCCTTTTTATCTGCTAATTTTGCAAAAAATAATTCAAGCTCGTCTAATTCTATATTAGGATAGTTGCGAGGATCGTTTAATCTGTCGAAAAAGTGTTGACTAGTTAAATCGATATCTACGGGGTCCATATCAGCGTCTGCTTGAGCGTCTATAAATTCTATATCTTGTGCATCAATGTCAGATTGAAACGAAATACGTTCTTCTACGTCAGTAGGCATAGTAGTATCAACTAATTTAGTCCAAATTTCTTCTTTGATTTCTTCAGGAAGATAGTCAGGAATATATTTAAAAAATGTATCTTTATCGTTTGATTTAATTATTTCGCGCATACGAGTACCTGAAATTCCTCCCGCTTGTGGTGGAACTAATTCAATCTCTGCTTTAATATTACGCGGTTCTGCAAATTTAGGGATACTGTTATAGCGGCCGTCAGCTGCGTCTTTTTCACCTAAACCGAGGATAACTGTAGATCCTTCGGGTGCAATTTTTTCTACAAAATCATACACATCTTTAACAGGAGATGGCGATTGTGCAACACTGATTGTTAATTTTTTAGCGCGAGGATCTGGATCAAATTCTTTATAAAAGTTCCAAACTTCAAGAGCTAACGGAGCTCCTATACCCTCTCTTTCCTTTTGACCAATTCGAACTATGACGTTATCTGCAAAATCTGCGAGATATTTCGCCATATTATAATGACCTAAGTGAGGCGGTTTAAAACCACCAGGTAAAAGGGCTATTTTCATATAAACTGCAGTTTGTCAATACATATCGATTACTGATACAGGATTTTCTTTTCTACTAATCCCTGGAAAGTTAATGGTTTTGCGCGCTGAAGTATGTGAGTCATTTCTTCAAAACCTAGATCGCCTGGGTCTTTACCTTCGAGTTCTAACAAAAATATCTCCTTACCGTACGACATAAGTTCTTTAGCGTACTTAAGTGAATCATTTATAGCGTCTTGGTCAAGTGCAAGATATATTTGTTTTACGCGACCTCTTACGAGTTCTTTGTAAAGTGACTTACTTATCTTTTTACCGAAGAGTGGTACTGCATTTCGCTTAATCGCGATTGCGTCAAAGGCACCTTCGCAAATGATAATAGGAATATTAAAATTGACAAGCATGTCAAAGCCAATAATATCTTTCGATATCGGCGGAAGCTTGTGCTTGTGGTAAGCTTGCGGATCGAACGAGCGACCCACCCAATAGTTGAGGGTTCCGTGTCTGTCATAACTTGGTATGATTATAAAGTTGGCTAATTTACCTTCTTCAATATATCCAATGTTGTATTTTACTACGTCTTGTGCGGTAACTCCGCGAGATTGTAAGTAATTCCACGCTTTATCTCGGGTTAATCCTTTTCCTTTAAGTAGCGAAATAAATCCTTCAGGTAACTGAAGTTCGTCCTTTGATTTTTCTACGTGCGCTGTTTTAAAGTTATACTGGGTGTCAATTTCCTTTAATTCCTGGAAAGCTGTGTAAGGAGCTTTAATAAATTTTAAAAGTTGTATCGCTCTAGCACCTTTAAAACCGCATACCCAACATTGGAATTTTTGTGTATATTTGTTAAATGTTAATTTCTTCTTGTGGTGATTACAGTTGGGGCAACTGAATACAGCTTCGTCACCTCCGCGTGCGTTTTTGCTTTTTCCTAGAAGACTTTCGAGTAAATAAATAAGGCGATCCTCCTTCATGCCTTAAATATATGAAGGAAAGGTCAAAAGCCAAAATCTTTTTTGAAATATCTTCCTTCAATATTGTCGTTTAAATAATCTTCGGTTTCTAACACAGCTTTGCTAAAAAGCCACTTATTTTCGAGGTAAGTTAATTCTTTTTTAGAAAAAGCAAGTTGCAATATTTCGCGCTGAAATTCGTCTTGTTTACCTTCTTTAATAGAAGTTTTGATAAATTCGTGCGAACCGTAATATGTTTTCCAGTCGCTTTCTTTTTGGACCATTTTGTAAACTGGCGGTCTTCCTTTACCTTCCCACAACGCTAATTCGCGTTTACCAATTTTTTTCTTTTGGTTATATATCAGTGTTTTTTTGCCGATATATTTTTTTCCAGTAGGTAAGTGAGTTGTTTGATAAACGTATCCGTATGTGTTTTCTGGAAATTCTTCGTAACTATTTGGTATTATCATGTATCGTATCTTACAACAAATGTTGTGTCGGTTTCTTCTGACATTCTAACGGGTTGAGCTAACTTACCTACTACAAGTAATTCGCCTTCATCGTTGTATAAACCAACCGTCGTTACATACGGTCTGAAATTCGAACCCGTTGCAAAAGCTGCTAACTCACCGTGATCAGCTGATCTGTATTTTCTGGCTGAAGTGTTTAAGGTATGAGTGAATTCGCTTTCATCTACAGTACAGTGGAATTCATTTTCAAAGATTAAGTGCGTATTTTTAAACGCCATATTAAATCCACTAGCGTTTGCTACTGTGTAATATGTTACGCTAGCATTCTGATCTAAGTCTATAAGATCATCATTTAGTGTAGTAGTAATTGAACCTTGCCCACTATTTAATTCTATTAAGGTATAACTAGAATCTTCTGAATAGGCTTCACCTATATCAGTAATAGTGTAAGTAGTTTCATTATATACAAATGTACCACCAATTAAATTAGATGTAACATTTTGTGTAGGAACAGCACTGTTTGGCCAAGCCAGGTAAGAATATACTTCTTCACCTTCAGAAATTTCTACTTTGGCCCCTGTAACTTCTGCTAGAGTACCTGTGATAAATAAAATATTTGGTACTATAATTTCGCCTCCAGCTGCTTCGCTAATTCCTTGGATTATTTGTTTTCCGGTAGTAAATAAACCGTGGGTTCCTCCGTTAACGTGCGATGAAGTTAAAATTAATTTTGTGGTACTATCCCAAGTTCCTGGATCGTCTGATGAAATTTTAGAACCAGAAAGTTTTTTACCTTGGAGATAAAAATTTGTAATTGTTAAAGTAGTATCGTCAGATCCAGTTACTATACCATTTGGGTAATCAGTTGTAGATGAACCACTTAATAAGAATTGTATTCTGTAATTGTTAGTAGTATCTACGTTATATCTGTGAATTTCAGATATTTGTTCTAATAGTTGTGAATTATTTAAACCACCAAAAGTGTTAGAGGCGTTATATGCTTCAGCCACTATATTAGAAGTATTGCTGTTGTGGCCTTTATATATTCTAACACCTATACCAGAATTTGGATCTGATGGAGTTTCTGAAATATAAGAGTCACCAAAAATATCGCTGTTTAGAAACTGATATAAACTGGCGTTTCTATCATTATCACTAAAACCAGTATTAAATGAATATGATAATTCACCAAATTGATATGCGGGTAACGTTATATCAAAATAAGCTGACAAGGGGAAAGGACCTACAGAATAGAATTGAGCGTCATCTTCTGTATCAAATGAAGTTGTGATTAAATACTCAGTATCTAAATAAGCAACTGTATAATCATCGTTCCAGCTATTAATAGAGGCTGTAAAATTAACTCCTGAATTGTCGTATGTAAAGGGGAAACTAATTGCACCTCTATCTAAGTGGGGAGATATAAAGCGGACTTCATCTGCGTTTTCAGGGCTTAAGGGTGATAAGTGATTTTCAAATGAAGTATTATCATGTAATCTAAGCTCGTTACTACTAGTAATTCTGGTTAATGTTAAGCTTTCAACTACAAATCCTTGTCCTTCTCTAATTTCAACGCGATCATTTGCATCACTTGGGTTACTAGTAAAGAAATGGAATGAAGCCGTATCAGTACCTCCTGTAGCTATATCTGTATGAATGAAACCTAATTTTACGTGGTCAATTTCTTGGTCACACAAATTAATTCTACCATCACCGGTAACTAACGTTTGTTTAGTATCAACTAATGCTCCGTTAACGTATACCTCCATAGTAACATTAGTATTTGGGGCTATTTCTGGTATAGATTCTCCAGGGTTAAAAAATTGGTGAAGTGCCAAAAGACCAGGAGAAGTATTAATAATAACATCTCTCACTTCATATAATCCTCTTTCTAAAGTTGAAGTAGTTTCATATGAAGCCGAAACTAAAGCACCTGCTTCGTACGAAGCTGTAACACCTATAGAAGAAGTAATTAATATAGGTGTATCAAAGTGTACTGTATCACCGTGAGTATCAGATGGTGTTCCAGCGTTAGACATAGATGTAATATATTCTGGGGTAGAACCGGATAAAATATATAGGGTATTGTCAAACGACATAGATTGGTAGAAGGAACCACCGTCTGTTAATGATGTTTGATCGAGGGTTTCTTTGTGTTTTCCGAATAATACACTTAAATCACCACTACTTAAC